GGTGATCTTCTTGGGGTTGCCCTTCCTGACGGCGATGACCGGGGTGACCACCGCCACCGTGTAGCTGCGGTCCACAAAGCCGTCCTTCTCCAGCTTGGCGGGGAAGGGGTCATGTACCACGAGGATGTCGCCCTTGCCGGTCTGCTGCAGCTTGATCATCAGCTCGCCGGAGTCGCCGTAGTTGACCTCGATCACGACCGTCTTGTCAGGCGCTCCAGGCCCACGCAGCAACTGCTCAATCGGGTCAGTGTCGTATCTAGGGTTCCATGTGAACCAAAGCTGCGATGCGGGCTTGCGGATGGTCGGGCGCAGGATGTCCAGCGAGAACTGGCTGATCGACTGCGCTTCTTCCACCCACGCGATGTCGAAACCTTCCAGCGACTTGATGCTGTCTGCCGTGTGGTTCTGCATCCCCTGGAACACGATCACACCGCCGTGGGCTGACTTGATCTGCGTCTGCTGGATCTCGAACATGTGGCCAACGCCCATCTCCTCAATCTTGTTCTCAATCAGCTTCTTGACCGACTGGGCCAGAGACTTCTGCACCTCGCGCACGCAGACAGCGTCAACCTTTTCGCTGACGCTGCGCTCGATCAGCATCTCTGCGAAGAAGTGCGACTTGCCAGATCCTCGGCCACCGTACGCCCCGAGATAGCGGGCGTCGGGGCGCTTGAGGATCGGCAGAGACCAGCGTGGGGTCTTTAGCTGGAGTTTCACTTGGCCCGCTCAGGCTTTGCGAAATTGCGCAGGCAACTCTTCTTCAAGTTCTGCTCCAAACACTTCTGGCGGCTGGCCCCAATACGCCAGATCAATGTATTGCTCGCGCGTCATTGGCAAACCAAACTTGCGCATGACAGCAAGCACGCCATCATCACTTTTGCCAAGTTGGCGGGTTGATTCCACCGGCTGCTTCACTGACCATCCTCCTTGCTTCATCAATTTCAATCTCACCATTGCGGTATCTATTCCAGATCCCGTCAATGACTTTTGCGTTTCGTTCAGTTTTGAAGGTGTCCGGGAAAAGACCTCGCACCGCCTCCCATGTGATCGACTGCATTTGACGCGGCAGTATACCACGCTCCTGAGCCGCGCGTCGATAAGCCTCGGCATATAGACCATAGTTGCCTGACACGCCAGAGACGGCAGATCCTTTTGTCGTTCCTCTTCCAGCGACCGACATGTTCTTGAAGTTGTGATCGACCTCTAAAGAGTTCCCAGACAATGGCCGCAACAGTCCGGCGGCCACAGCGTGCGTGTCAATTGTCACGTCGCCATATGGCGAGTTGGGGTCATAGATGTTGTTGTAGAAGTTGCGCACCTTGTGACGCTCCCCCATCAGTTCTGAGATCACCCTGACATCCCCGCCTGCTTCGATCGCACCAACGGCCTTGCCGATTTCATTAAGAGATCCCCACGCAACCTTGGACGGAGATCCGTTTTGGTTAGTGGCGATGTCAAGGAAATCTCCTTCTGGAGAAACAATGCGGTAATCAGGTGACTTGTATGTCTGATCGTTCAGTCTAACAAAAATAGCACGCAGAGTGTTCTGCACCCCAGGGTTTGGATCTGTGATGTCATTATATGACTTGCCCCTGATAGCTTCAAGAAGCGGTTCATACTGAGGTTTGTTAAGCGATGGTATGCTGCGGAATGTCTGCTCCATTTCAGGCGTGAATGAAACAGGCGCATTGCCCCTTGGCTTGACAACATCGAGAACGCGCTGGGCCAGGCTGACGTTTTGATACCAATCTTTTTGCGGCGATAGAGCCGCCAGCGCACCAGCAATCGAGGTGTCAGGCACGCCATATTCTTGCGACCACCGATCTGTAATGTTGCGCGCACCGTCATACCAAAGCTGGCTGCGTTGCCTTGTTGCCGCCGGGACTTGATCGTGCAGCCAAAGCAAGTTGTCCTTAGCATGGGTGATGAGTTGCTCGGCGGTCTCATCTGTCGTGGCCCCAGGCTGGGGTCGCATGTTTGGATAGTCTCGCGCAATGTTGACGTTGAACTCATAGACCTTTGGGTCTCTCTTCAACTCATTGAGGCCGATCACAAGTTCGCCTGTAAATGGATCTTCAGTGGTTTTCGCGGCAGTTGGGAAGCGCGTTGATATGCGACCGACACGCCCGCCCAGTGACGGTGCTTGCGTGACCTGTCCTTGGGCCGCTGGAGAACTTGAAAGCAATCCAGCTTGCGGTGCCATTGCCGGCGTGATGGGCGTGATCTGCGGCTCTTGCATGGCGCGATCAACCTCATCAAAGGTCAACGGTGGGCGACCGCCGCCACCACCCGTATCAGGCGCGCGGACGGGCTGCGGCGGCATCGGTGGGCCGAAGACGCTGAACAGCGTGTTGGGGTCCATGCGCGACACGTTCCTGGCGATGCCCTCGGCGATCAGCTTGCTGGCCGGGAACATCTCGGCCATGCCAGCGACAGCCTGCACAGCGCCAAGCCCGGTCTGAAGCGCGCTGCCTTCCTGATAGCCGCGCTGGGCTGTCTGCGTGCCTTCCTCGACGTTGAACAGGCCCGAGAGCGCAGCAGGTGCAGCAGCAACTGCACGGCCAGCCAGGCCGAGGCCTTTGGCTGCCAGAGACGCGCTGCCACCTAGCATCGACGCGATGTCGATCAGGCCCATGCTCTCCAAGATCCCGGCTGCGTTAGGATCACCCATGACGCGGCGGGCATACTTTCCGGCCTCATATGCATTTATTCCAAGCCGCTGCATCAGCGCGTCTTGCAGCTTGTAGGTGGCCTCCTGGCGCATGGTGTAATCTGGCTCTTGCAGCACATCTGCCGGCGCACGCTGTCGATCTCGATCAGCCTCCTGCGAGAACGGCATGGCTGGTCGGCCTGCGGTCGAAAACGCGGCAACCTCCATCGGGCTGTATCCAGCCGCAGCGATGTCCTGCGGGCTGTAGGAACCCTGCATGCCGCGCAGATCAGATGCGTATGCGCTCATCTCGGCCATGCGCTGGGGCGAGGCATAGGCAAGCGGCCCCTGCGTCGGGCCTGCTGCTCTCGGCGCCATCCTGGGCGGCTCTGGCATCGTGTATTGCTGACCTGTCGCGGTGCGGTACACCATGCGTCCCAATTCGTCTTGGCCGACCGGGGTGTCTCGTCCAGGGCGTGCGCCTGCGGGCAGGTCAAAGATAGCCATTCGTCAGTCCTTCGGATCGATGATGACGCGCTCGATCTTCTGGATGATCGCGCCGCCGTCTGGGCCGCTGTGTTCGCTCTTCACCGTGTCGTTCCAGTCGGCACGGAAACGGTTCTTCATCTGGAAAATGTAGCTGGTGGCGTTGAAGCCATCGACGCCGCCGAAGGTCGCGATGCGGCCCTGATCTTCCCACCAGGCTTGCGATTTCCGCAGACCTTCCTTTACGGCGCTGGAAAATTCCGGGTGGATCTTCATCCACTCGTTCAGCGTTTCCCGGTTGATGTCCAGATCGTCAGCCATGCCGACAAGGGTTTTGCCGATCTTCCCGCTTTCGATCACGGTCTCGCACATGGCTGGATCGTATTTGCTCGGGCGTCCTGCTGGCATGATTTCCCACCTTCATCTCGGGCGATGCGGCCCGGTCGCTGGGGCGCAGTTTAGCGCAAGGCTGCGGCAAAAGAAAGCCCGACACGAATGCCGGGCCAGGTCGAGGCGTGTTCCAACTGGGGAGGTGTTGTGCGGCGATGATAGCGCAAAGCGCATGCTGTGGAAAGACCTATGCGAAGTTAGAACTTACACGCGAAGTTATCGGAGGCTCTAACATCTGAAGCCTTTGGTTTTTCAGGTTCTTGAAGTTTAAAATAAGCAATCCACTCAGTCAATTCAGCACTATCCATCCTTTGTAACATTTCTCCAACTGGCATACCCAACTTCAATGCTAGGCTGAAATAGAATTGTCTTTGGGGTCGGAGTTTTAGTTTTTTGCTAAATCTTCTAAATCTGATTCTGTTAAGCGATTAACTTTCTGTGCAATCTTTACACATCTTTCCAATGCTGAAGCAGATTTTTGACCTAACAACTCTGCATCTTCATTGGTAAATAATCTCTTACCATCATCACCTACTGCAGTAAAAGCT